ATAAGGCATCCGCTACCTGCATAAGTAATCAGTCCTTGTTGTTGGGCGCTTCGTGTGCCGTTTGAGTATTTTAGATTACTGGGCATTTGTCACCCCTACAATCTTGCCGTTCTCATCCCGAATTACTTGCTTAGGTTGGTTTAGGCGCTCAATTAATGCGCCCAAAGTAGCCGACATTTCAGCGTTACCTTGTTGAATTGCGTTGGCTATAGGTGCTAACGGATGTTCCATTGCCTTGACCATATCCTCATCCATGTCGTAGTTCTCAGCAATTCCTTCACCGCTATCTACACCAGCCGAGATACGGGCGGTTTCAATCTTAGCCCCGTTGTTAATGTAAGCAAGCAAGAGTTGGGTGTTACGCTCAGTCATCATCTTCATCTGAGCGAGCTTCATCTCCATCTCACGGTCTTGAGCATTACGCTGTTCTTCCAGTTGGAATTTAAGCTGATTCTCTTGTGCCTGATACTCCTGTTTAGCTTTTTCCATTTCAATTTGAGCAGCCATCTTCTGCTGTTCAAGCTGGACTGACATCTGCATTTCTTGCATCTTAGCTTGCGATTGAGCCTGAATCTTCTGAACTTCAATTGGTGGTTCTTTTGGTTGGCCTTCCATCGCTTTAACCTGATTTCTAAGATTATCGGCAGTTTCATCAATAAGCCCTTCCATGCCTTTGCCAGCCTTAAATGCAGTAACACCGAACTTCAACATTTCCATCAACAATGGGCTGAGTTCAGGGGCTTGTTGGCTAATTGGTAATGCGCTGGTTAAGAACGCTCCGACCGACTGTAAGAACTCAACACGGTCGGCTTTTTCTTGTTGCTCGTCTTGGTAAATCATTGAATCGCTTGTAACTTCTATGCGGAAGTTTTTAGCGGGTTCATCTTTAAGCAACATCAAGGCTTGTGGCACTAAAGCTTGGTCTTGTGGGCTAAGTTGCATTGCACCACTAATCTTGACAATGGTATCTTCAGTAAAGTGCTTGCAGATAATCTGCGCCTTAATCTTTAGTAGCTCGGTAGCAAAGTCCACTACTGCGTGTTGCATATACTTGAGCCTACCCGCAGCATTATTTGACTTGATAATCTGTGCGCCAAGGGTTTCATTCGGGTCGGTCTGCCCACGCTGAATGTCGGCAATACCCATAATCTCGTAAATCTGACCCTTAACTTGCTCCATCGCCTGATAAGCCATTTGCAAAGCTTGGGCGAATGGGGTTAGGTCAACAAGGTCAATAGCCCCTTTCATGCCCTGTTTCTCAGCAAACGCTTGCCAATTCTTAACAGGAATCAAGGTATTGTTTTCGCCCTCAGAGAACAAGCGTGCAAGGCTAGATTCGGAAGCGTCATACACACCACGCACACGCAAGGCGTTGACTAAGCCGTCAATGCGGTCAGCCAATGTATCGAGTTGTTTGGCTTGGTCTTGGTATAAGACAAAGTCAGGTACAGGCTCTAAGCTATCTGTTGTCAGGGTTGCAAACAAAGGTTTGGGGCATGGAAAGAAGCCTTCTAACTGTAGCGGGTCATCTTTTTCATCAAGAATCTCGCCCATTGACTTGCTAATCCAAAAGACCTTACCTTGCTCTTTATCCCAAATCTCATAAATACAAGCTTGGTAATGTTCGGCAGTCATCTGCTTGGTAGCCCACTTATCGCTCTCAGGCTTGGTATCTAGCGGAATACGCCCACCCACTTCTTCGCCAAAACGGTCAATCAGGGCTTGGCGGCTCATATAGACTTTACGCCATACGGCTGTTACTTCTTCCCAAGTACGACCAACAGTATGACCAAAGTCACGCCAATGAACATAATCCACAGGGGCGCACTCATACTCAATGCGTTCTTGCGATTCCAATAGTTCAGCGTCTTGCGTTTCTGATTCATCAGCATCCTCTGTAATCTGTACACCGTTACCGACATCTTGCCCAGCTAATCCTGAATTTAGGTCGTTTTGCTCTGCAACAATGTGTGGCTCGTAACGAACCCATGCAGTGCCTCTACCACCCAATAAGCGGTCAAGCACAGCGTTATCCATAGCGGATTTGTAGTCAGAGTAGTGTTCAATCTCATACTCTAGCGCCCGTTCAAGCATCATTGACGCTACACGCCCAATCGGGTCATTGTCACGGAATCTACGGCTTACATCAGGGCGGGGAAGTCTTGCAAAGATAGCTGGCTTGATAACCTGAACATTAGACCAAAGGATATTAAAGCGAGCATTTGGGTTGTTACGGGTACGGCTGTCATCACGATAACGCTTAATGATACGAGGTACTCTAGCTTCCCATTCCCGAAATGACTTGTCGTACTGGGCGATGGTGTTGTACCAATCTTCGTAAGTCTTGTTTAGCGTATCGTTCATACTTAATACCTTTGGTAATTAGTTTTTGGTGTGCTTCGCCACATTTCTTCTAGCGTAGTTTCATTCTGTCCGACAGTAATGCCACGAATCGGTGCATTTTGTCGCTCAATCTCTGTTTCATCTCGCCAAGCAATAGAAAGCATCCTAAAAGCATCCGCTCCATGACTTGTCCAATCATGTCTAGGCTTATCTCGAAATACCTTTTTATCTTCATCGTATTCCCGTTGGTACTGACGCAAACATTCTATGCCTTCACTACATTTCATCGCATCAAACCAAGTCCTAGCCAATGCCATCCTTGTAGCTTGAATACCGTCTTGTAATGACAGATTAGGTACAATTTTAAACAAATTTCCGCTTTTTTGGGGTAATTTGTCGATTAATTGTTCAATTATTGACTTACCACCACTTGCTAATGTTTTTGCTCTAGCGTCATGCGGTAACCAGTGTGTACCATACTCATAAGGTCGTTCTTTAATTTGATTGGCGTAATACACAATCGGTTGACCGTGTGCCTCGTGGTAATCCAATACCCGAATCTCGCCATGCACCACCTGAAACCACCAAATAGCCGTAGCATCGTTGTAGCCCAAATCCCATGCTGTATGTACAGGAAACATAGGGTCGCACTCCACTTTAATGATTCTGTCGGCATCCGTAAGTAAACGCATCTCAACGCCATATATAGCACCAAGTATGGCAGCTTCAAACGAACACTCAAACTCTTGCTGATACTGGTCAACCGTCATTAGCTTTAAGGCATCGTCTAATTCTTCTTGGGCAATGATGTTGGTCTGACTGGCTCGTAGGACTTTGCTGTACCACTCATTTGGGTTAATGCTGGCGTATTGAAAGATGTCGTAAAAGGTATTGTGACCTTTTGGCGTACCAATAAACACAGCCCAACCCCGTCTATCAGCCAATAATGGGCGTATGACTTCACCCCATAGACTAGGCTTTGTGTCAGCCATTTCGTCAATAATGACCCCATCAAGGTAATTACCACGCAAGCTGTCAGGCGAATCACCACCAAAAAGCCTTATGCGTGAGCCATTCATTAGCTCTACCCACAGCTCCGATATGTTGTGATTGACCCTTACTGGCTCGGAATACCGCATTAAGTAATCCCAAGCAATAGACTTAGCCTGTGCATAGTATGGGGCTATATAAGCGTACCTAGCGTTTTCCTTACCCTCGTTTATTGCTCGTAGCAATAAGTCATTAATACAAGCTACGGTCTTACCACAGCGTCTATGGGCAACAATTACAGCCCACCGTTGCTGTCTTAGGTGGAAATCCCAAAATACTTTTCTAGGCCAATAATCTATTTCATGGTTTAGCTCATCAGAGCAGATGGCATTTTCCATGTAACCGTGTGTTTAATAGGTTGTTTTTGGTCACCAGCCACTTCTGTGCGGGCTAGTTTAGGCATTGTGTATTCAAGGGCTTTGAAGTAGAGGTCTAACCGCTTGGCGGGGTCATCGACCTGATTTAGCCATGTATCGAGCTTATCAGCGTTAGCTGAGGTAAAGGCTGCAATAGCTTGTTTCACCTCAATGGTGACCTTATTAGACGCTCCTGCTGGCCTTCCAGCCCCTTCACGCCTACCGCCTTTGATAGATTTTGATTTTTTATCATCCATACTGCCTCAAGTGATTGATTTAGTTAGGGTAATTCTAA